CTTACACGGTTGACGAGGAGACGGCGAACACGCCGCTGTATGGTACATTGAAAATCCAGACGTGTCAGAAAGCATTGCGCGAAGTTTTATTTGCATGTGGAAGCATGATCAATACATCCAGACAGGATGGTATATCCATTTACAGCAGTAAAAAGATAGTTAGCGCCGGCATTGAGCGGGAAAGGAAATTCGAGACTACATTGGAGGCGGACCGGTATGTATCTGACGTGAGCGTAAAGTATCAGACATGGACTTTGGAGGATAAAATAAGTGAAATAACTAAGGGGATATACCCTGCAGGCACTCATATGATACAACTTACGAGCCCAGCGGCCAGAATGACCACCAATGTGGGACGGATTATAAAGCAGATGCCGTATTATGTGATTTTGGAAGTTCCGGCACAATCACGGTCAGAAGTTATTATTTCCGGGCAAAAATACGTTGGAGAAGAGCTGGCGGCCTTATCAAGCATTGAACGCATAAAAAGCGGAGAGCTTCGAAACTCAAAAACATTGTCCGGTACATTGCTTAATCTGGAAGCGGCGCAACGCATAGCTGATAAAATTCTTGATTATTATCAGATGCAACAAATTATAAAAACAAAATATATTGCATCAAGCGAAAAAGCCGGGGATATGGTGGAAATCGAAAACCCTTCCAGGAAGCACGGAAATTTTGTTGCATCAATAGAATCCGTCACCACCGATCTGACTGGAGGCTTCATCAGCACCGCAAAATGCAGAGGATATTATAAGACATTAACAGATTATTATATGACAGGTGAGATTTATACCGGAGAAGATATTGGAATTATATAGGGAGGAAATATGCAGTATCCTAAACAAACAGACAATTATGATGTAGACATATTTAATGCCAACTTCCGGGAGCTGGCAGGGAGTGTAATCTCGCTGGATACGGAAAAATTCGATAAGACAGAGGCCCAGGGGCTTTTTAAGGATGTGGCTTTTAACAGGGGGAACGGTGTCATTACCTTTACTCTTTATGATGGCTCCGTCAAAACCATTGATACATTGCTGGAAAAGCTTGCGGTTAATTTTGATTTTGACCGGGAAACGCAGAGGCTTATTATAACTTTGGATGACGGGACAGAAAAGTATGTGGATTTGTCTGCTTTTATCACCCAGTATGAATTTCTTGATTCTAAAACCATTGCTTTTGTGCTGGGGGAAAATGGGAAAGTATCGGCAAAGATCAAGGAGGGCAGTATTGAAGAAAAACATTTGCGCCCAAATTATCTTGCTGACATAAAAACAGAAGCTGCTAAAGCAGAAGCGGCCAGACAGGACGCACAGGAAAGCCAAAGAGAAACAGAAGAAGCTGAGGCTAATGCCGTTGCCAGTGCGGCGGCATCTGCAGAAAATGCAAACAGTGCACGGACAGCGGCAGAAGTGGCCCTGGAAGCCAAAACAAAGGCGCAAAAAGCCGCAGTAGATGCAGAAAGCTATGCTCACGGAGGGACCGGCACCCGTGAGGGAGAGGATACGGACAACGCAGACTTTTACTATCAGCAGTCCAAAGCCCTGCACGATGACATTCTGGCGGCGGGGGGAGCTTCGGAGGAAAACGCCGGGCTGATGAGCGCTCATGATAAGTCCTGGGTTGATGGGAAGTTTAGGCGGTATATATATGGTGCTGATAAACCTGGAGATGCTGATAACGGATATTATAAGATTGCGTCTGTCGAAACGGATAGGACATATAGGACATTCGGACTGATACTCAGATTGTTGACTGACAACTTTGTAAATTATGCAACTAATCCGGTTGAACTGGCAATATATTTTAAGACGAATGCAAATTCTGTACCTTCTTCTGTATATACATATATCGACGTAAATAGTGGTATGTCAAATTTTTATAAAGGCGAACTAATATTTATAAAGCACTCAGTGAATCCGGAAGCTTCAGTACCAAATGGAACCGAAAAATGCGAGATTTATTTCAACAGGAGATCCCCATACGCCAAAATAGTAGTAGACGTTTTAGCAGAAACTCAACGTGGAAGCACCTCTTCTGAAGAAAATTATCAAAATGTATGGACCTTTTCCGACGGAAGCGAAATAGTTGATGAAATTGAAGAAGAAGGATTTGAGGTTGGGGCTCCGATTCACTATGCGGCACATGTATATTCAAATGTCGGAGATGCATCCACGCCTATATTCCTGGAAAGTGGAATTTTAAAGCCATGCACCGATCTTCCTACTGGAGGGACAACAGATTATAACGACTTGGAGAATAGGCCTTCCATTAATGGAGTGACTTTGTTCGAAAATAAAACCCCAGAAGAACTTAAATTGGTAAAATTTACGGATAAAGTTGATCTTGGCCTCGAGAAGACGGGTAATGCAATTGGATATGTAAAAGGAACAACGCCCATTTATAATATTGAGGATGGAGCGCTATTTGAACAAGCTTATTCCGACTTATGGTGTCAGCAGATTTATGGAGACTACAGAACCGGACAAATTGCCACACGCGGTAAAAATAACGGAGTATGGCAGGCGTGGCGGAGACAGTTGGATAATGGTAATTATATTGGTTATGCTACAGCTTTTCTCCCACATCAACACATTAGAACTTCAAGCGCCGCAAGTGGGTATATAAAGCTCAAAATTAATAGCGATTGCAGGCATAATAATATGTTTTCTGCCACTATAAGAGTTTATCAAAACTATGTGGCTACAGACATACTTGTTTCAGGATATCTATATGGTTCTAACCATTGGTATCAACCCAAAGCAACTATTCTTGGGTGCAGTGATGATATTTCTATGCCTGTTAGTTTTGGATATGATTCAGATGGACTGGAATGGATCGCAATTCGTGTATATGATTACTATGGCATCTCGGTCCTAGGCTTTAATGATAGCTATACTGGCACGTCAAATGTGGAAAAGTCCAAGTTTTTTACGTTTGTTTTTGAAGCGTCAATTACTGGTACAACACAGGCTAGTTATACACTATACCCTCCGGTAATAAGAGATGACAATGGAAATGTTATTGTCAATATGGATTTAAAAATGGCAAATGGTACTATATATTTTAATAAATCGATTCCATCATCAGGATACATTGCAACAAACTGGTGGGCGGCAGACTATGGCGGCGGCGCTTCGTATTATGGGTACGCTATTATGACTCCCCCAGGAGGCGTTGGAGGTTTCGCAGTGGGGAAAAGTGAAAAAAACGGCGCTCCTGCTTTATGGTCCGTCTACGCTAATCAAACGCTTGGAAAGGCAGACGCCAGGTGGGGAACCATTTACACAACAACAGCGATAAGCGTCTCTTCCGATTCCAGAGAGAAAACAGATCAAAAACCCCTAGACGAAGAACTGACGGAGAAATTTGTACTCGGACTTAATCCCAAAAGCTACAAAAGAATTGACGGAACCTCTGGACGAAGGCATCATGGCTTAATTGCTCCGGAAGTTGAAGAGCTGATGGAAAGTCTGGGAATATCATCCCTGGATTTTGCAGGATTTATCAAATCTCCAAAAACCGAGGAGATCGAAGAAGAAAATCCGGAAACCGGGGAGATGACAAAGACTTACAAAGAAATAGAAGGCGAATATATTTACTCCCTTCGGTATGAGGAGTTCATTCCAATGCTGATTAAGATGATTCAGATACAGCATGACAAAATAAAAGCACTGGAAGAAGAAAACCTGCAATTGTCGGAGAGGATGGTCAGAATCGAAGATTATCTGGAGCTTGTATGAGGACAAATCATGAATCACGTATTTTTTAAACGTTATACACATGTAAGGCTCAAAAGATATACCCATGAGCAGATGTCTCTTACATACTGGTTTGTATTTGTCTATGACCGAGAGGAAAAGGACGTACTCAGGGTAAAGGAGCTGAACGGGAAGTACCTGAACCGAGCAATCACGCCAGAGGAAAAGGAAGAATGGATGGCCGGGATAAAGGGGGCGCTGAATGTACTGGATTTACAACGGATCGAATGGAACACGCGGCTTATTGGGGAGTTTGAATTGCTAAAACTAACAGTAAAAACAAAAGGTTGGAAGTATGGAGATATCCCAAAAGTAAGCGACTTTATCAGAATACTTGATAATGTGCAAAAGATCAGGGACGCGTGGGCTTTGATGTCAGGTACCCCCAATACACCAACACAACCGCTCACGACATACCAAAAATGGAATGATATAGAAAAGATTATGCATGATATATCTTTTACATACGGACGATCAGTTGAGGATATCAGCTATTGCGGCGAGCTTTACGCCGGGGAAGGAATAGGTACGATCTAATGGCATTTAATAAGAAGGAATGGAAGGATCGGCTGGCGGAGTTTGCCGGAAGGCGCAGGCTGACCAATATCGACACCGGCGAGGAAATGACCGTAGATGTAGAACGGGATGAAGGCCTTGTTTCTCAGGTGGGAGACTCTTTTTCCGGGAAAAACATGAATGACCTGGAGGGCCGGATAGAAGCCGCGTTTACCGCCTGCCCCACATCAACGATGATAAAAAAATTAGAAAGAGTGCAGACATTGCCATCAGATGCCGCAAGTCATGCAGATACTCTTTATATTATTATGCAGTGATTGAAAGGAGAGGCATATGCCAATATATAGCGGGCAGAACAAAATAAAGCTAGCTGTCGGAGGCCAAAAAGTTAAAAAGGCATATCTGGGAAATCAGCTCGTGTATTCTGCCGGAAGTGTTGTGACATACAGGGTGGATACCGGAACTGTTTATCAAGAAGAAGTTGATGAAGGCGCATCATGCCTGTCCCCCAAGACATTTACACCATCAAAAAGCGGATGGACGTTTGTGGGATGGAGATCGGACGGGGCCGCAAGTGGAACAGTACTTACAAATAAGGTCATGGGGGATACCCCTGTTACATTATATGCGGTGTTTCGGCAAATCATAACCGTTACATACTATAATGGAAATACTACAGCATCAAGCGCTTCAGGGAATCGTTACTATAATAATGGAGCGATATCTAATCCATCCTTTATTTTGACCCAGGTGGCTTTGTCTGGATGGACTGTCAGAGGGTGGAGCACTAACGGCACGGCTAACAGTGGAATTACATATAATAATGGCGTGGCTTTCACCCGGGACTCTAATGTGACCCTTTTTGGCATGTACCAGCAAACCATTATATTGACTCTATACAATGGATCCAGCAGTGCTACAAACCAGAGCAGGACAAGATATTATTGTCCCGGAAGCGGCAGTACCGTAAATCCTGCATTTACTGTAACACCGGCTACCTTGAGCGGCTGGAGCTTTAACGGCTGGGCGGCTTCGTCTAACGCCACAGCGGCTATTGTTTACAGCAGTATATCAAACACGGTATTTTCCACCAACGCGACTTTGTACGGACGATACAGCCAAACCATCACGCTCTCTTACAATGGCAACGGTGCGTCAGGCGGCTCTACAGCGGCCCAGACCGGCACCCGGTATTGGAACACCGGAAATTTAGCCAACCCTTCCTTCGCTCTTCGGACAAACGGCTTTACAAGAACAGGATATATATGGACAAAGTGGGCCATGGGATCGGCTGGAGGAACGCAATACCCAAGTGGAGCCAAAGTTACTCTTGAAACAAATACTGTATTTTACGCACTTTGGGTGGGAACGCCCCATTATTTCGCACCATTAAGTAACGCCGAATGGAGTATAACCGACCAGTTTGGAGCTGACAATCATTTTAAGGTTGATACCGATAACGATAGAATAATTGCCAGTGCTAAAGGAGTTGCCTGGACAGGGACATATGGGTATACGAACGTAAGTGCAACAATTCCCACGGGAGGATGCACTAAAGTGCGTCTTACTGTAATGGGGCTGGGGGGAGCGCAGACTTACTATGTATATGGGATGGTAAATGATACCATTATATGCGAAACATCCCCCGCAAATCTTACATCTGTTGGATCTGCTAATATCAATGGAAACTCTATAACTGTAACCTTGAGAATAGTGAATCCTGATAAAAACAATGCGAGTTCTGGGGCATTGACCGAAATATATTTTTACAACTAAAAAATGGTACAACACAATAGAGCATATGAAGTAAAATATGACAAATGAAGATTTGCAGGAGAAATGCTTATGGAAGGAAATTACATAACACGACAGGAGCATGATGAGTTCGCCCGACGGATAGAAGCCGAGGGGAAGCGGCGCGATGATGAAAACAAGCGCCAGAACAGCCGGATTGACACGCTGGAAGAAAACATCAAGGAAATCCACGGACTGACTGTGTCTGTGGAGCGCATGGCTGTGAATATGGAGAACATGCTTGTGGCAATTGAACGGCAGGGAAACCTGATTGAAAAGCAGAACAGCCGGATTGATGAAATTGAGAAGGAGCCGGCAAAAGACTATAAGCAGATAAAAATGGCAATTATCACGGCAATAATCGGCACCGTTGTAGGAATTGTGATTGGCGCTGTGGTTGCGCTTTTATAAGAAAGGAGAATTATATGAAAAAGATTGACTGGGCAAGAAAGTTGACAAGCAGGAAGTTCTGGGCGGCTGTTGTTGGATTTGTGACGCCGCTTATGACTATGATGCAGGTGTCTGACAGCACCGCAGTGCAGGTGACGGCGCTTATCATGGCAGGAGGTACGCTGATTGCGTATATCATCGGTGAGGGCCTGACGGATGCGGCAAATACCGGATCGCAAGTACAGGAGGAAAAAAATGAATAAGAAACTGATCGCCCTGGATGCAGGGCATGGGATGGTGACTGCAGGCAAAAGGTGCCTGCAGAGCCTTGACCCAAATCAAACACGAGAATGGTGGCTTAATGATAGGATCATGGATCAAGTGCAGAGTCTGCTGGCGACATATGACTGCCAGGTGCTGCGGGTTGATGATACAACCGGGGCAAAGGACATCAGCCTTTCTGCACGGGTAAAGGCGGCAAATTCTGCCAAAGCCAACATTTATATATCCATGCACCATAATGCCGGTTTAAACGGCAGATCCGGGGGCGGAACGGTGGTATATTACAGCTCTAATAAGCTGGAGCGGGCCGTGCAGGCTCAAAAATTGTACAACGCCATCATCCACCGGACAGGTCTTTCCGGCAACCGGAGCGAAAAGGTAGTCAAAAAGGGATTTTATGTGATCGCACACACAACCATGCCGGCGTTCCTGGTGGAAAACGGATTCATGGACAGTCCCACGGATGTGCCTGTTATTTTAAGTGACCAGCACGCGGCCAGAACCGCGGTAGCGGTGGTGGAATTTTTGGTCGATGCTCTGCAGCTCAAAAAGGTGCAGACGGTATCCGGATCACAGTCTCCTGCGGGGACAACGGTTGAGGGAAACACAGCGGACAGTGCATACTATCCTGCCTACACAGGCAAAAAAACTACGCTATCCGCCGCTATGACCAGCCTGCGGCTCAACAGTACCTATGCGTACCGCAAAAAGATCGCGTCGGCCAATGGCATCCAGGGATATATGGGCACAGCGGCCCAAAATACGCTGATATATAATCTTCTGGTGGCAGGACGGCTGAAGAGGGCCTGAGCTGTGAGGCGGGACAGATTGCGACGTCGCAAAAAGGGCGGTAGGTGTTATCCTGCCGCCTGTTCTTTACATGATTGCGTATCCTGCGTCCCGGTCACTTGCGCCGTTTTGAATGGCTATGTTATAGCGGATTGTGTTTCTTTCGTCTCTGATTTCCCGAATCCGTTTGAGCTGCTCCCATGTTACCAGTGCGCCGATACAATAAGCCGATTCTAAAAGGTTTTCAACTTCCTCAATCCGTTCTTCGACTTTATCCAGCGCTTCCCAATCGTCATTTTCCCTCGCGTCAATTTCCAGGCATTTAAGATGGTCATACATACTCATAAGGTTGAAATGTTCGCTCTCGTTTACTCTGTATTTTTTCATATCCTTCTCACTTTCTCCCTGCATTACCCGGCAGGGACGGGATGAAATTATATCAGCGCATAAACCCTGTTATCAATTTTGTTATAAGCAACTCGTCTTGCATCTTTTTCATCTACTGCCTTAACCGTTAATGAGTAAATTCTATTCTTATTACTTTTTAAGGCATATTTTACAGTGAAATATTTCATATCTTCCCTTCTTTCTCCTGGCGCAACCCCGCCGGGTGGGTGGTGTGGTTAATGTCTTCCTGCCAAATAATGCTCTCCACTTTCAAAACAATACTGATGATAAGTCGGAAGTGAATGTTCAAAAGCCCTATCGTCTATATTTCCGAGATAAACATTCCATTTTGTGTAATTGCCAAAATGGATATCTTCTGACACGTTGCCGTCTGCCATAATGCAGAAAGATTTTACAGTTCCATCACTGCAAGTAAAGGACTTAAATGTGTTTTTATCTCTCAT